CATTTATCTCTTCAATTATATTTCTGTCCAGCTTATGCTTTTCCAGCATTTCGGACACTATTTCACGGTTAGCCGTGTTCACCTGATCCGTCAACTTGATGTTCAATGCCCGAAATATATTGGTCTTGTTATCAAGACCCGAATTTGATAAGTGTTTCAGTAATCTCATTATCCAACAAGAGTGATATAACTTTCGTTATTGTCAATTTTCCAAATTCTTACAACATTGGCCGTCAGAGATTCTGCGACAATTTCCACAGTCTGTTTTGTGTCAACATCCCAGCATTGCACCAAAGGCCATTCATTATTGAAATTGTGGGTTATATCATATCTGTAGTTTCCCCACGGGCCTTCGAATGGATCATCTTCCGGTGGGATGGGCCCAACCCACTCGCTCGGAATAATATGTGTCACAAGTATTTGCGCCCTTTCATTCCAGCTTTTTGCGAGAGCATTACTTACTGTTTTATTTTTTGTGACATCGGTATCGAGTTCATCAACTTCCGCCGTTGCGAGAGCAATTTCAACATAGTCAACATACCCGTCATCAATAATGCCGGGTTTTGACCAGGCAATTTTGAACTTCTGCCCCGTGTACCCCTGAGATTCCAAACCGTCACCAATCCAAAATTCAAAATAACCGTCCGATGTTGTGGTGACTTGAGGAGGTGTGTTGTCCGGTGGGGCTGCGCCACTTTCAGATTTGTATACCCAGGCGGGGGTGGATGAATTTGCCAGATAAACAGAAATCTCGGCCCCGTTTACTGGTTGACCTTCTTCGTTTTGTAGATAATGCCAAAAATGTGTTCTTGCCATATTTTTACCTCTTATTTGATTGCTAATTCAATTCTATAAAATATTTTTAACTCGACTTCAGCCGGTTTGAAAATCGGGCTACAAGCACTATACCATACCAGATCATCATACAGATTATACAATCCCATTTCTGTGATTGTCAAGTCCGTGGGTGTTTTGGGCACAACGGCTGTAAAATAATAATACTGGCTATCACCTCTCGATGTAACCGGATGTGTACTGATCAAATTTTTCAAAGTGCCGTAATATTTAGCATTCCAATGCCTTGTATCCTCACCATTACCAATTCCAAGATAGGAAGTGTCTGCGGCCATACCATCCATATCGGAAAAAGTTTGACCTATTGACCTGACTACGGCGGTTCCGGATACCGGCTCTGAAAATGTAATAGTGCATCTACTCGTAGTATTTATCGTGATTTCCTTTGGTATAATCAGATTATCATCACCATCATACACTTCAACGTGGAGGCCGTAGGCATTGAGGCCGTGGACAACATACCATATATCCTGTTCACCATCAGGATGATATATATAGGCGGCCTGACCCAGTTGGATACTTCCCGCCTGTGTGGATGAAAATATCGCGGTTATGGTATCATCATCATCAATGTGAACTTCCAGAGGCATAAATACATCGAAATTCGATTCTCTCAATTGTACAATCGGATATTTTTCTGATAATGTGTGGTCAATATTCCAAGAAGCCGCTGATGGGCCGAGTATTGTCTGTGTATATTCCGGCACGGCGACAAAACAATGGCCGTTTGCTGGATTGTATTCATCCCAATATATCCTGATGTGATTTGATGAAATTGTTTCTATTCTTGCCGGGAATATTCTTTCATAAAATACATTGTAACATTGAACCATCGGCATCATCGTTCTCAAGTTATGATGAATATCCCAAATGGATGACAATGACATTCTACTGTAAACGGCCGTTGCTCCAATGGTTCCCACCGCCAGAGGTTTTACACACCAAGACATAAGAAAAGCAGAATAGGCCGCGCCATAAAGTGATGTCGGCGCGGGGCCGAAATGTGTCAACGGAGAAATCAACTGCTGATAATCCGCCACTCTTGCCACAGGACGAAACTCTTCCCAATATTCCAGAAGATTGTCCATAATATTTTCATTGATAATATAATCAGAACCAAAAGGGGCCCCTGTCAAATCCATCTGGACTTTGTAGTGAGGTGAGAGGATTTTTCCTGTTGGCCAATCATACAATGTCGGATAACCACCGCTTCCGGTTGTTTCTACGCTGTGATAAAATCCCTCTCCTGCCGGCCCTACTGGTATCGTTGAGTTGTACGAAGGATTGGCAATGTAAAGATAATCCTCAAAATACGGAAGAGGAATATCTTCAGGGTCTATGACCTGATGCCATCTCTCATACACATTGAGGAAATTGGGTGTTCCACCAACTATAGCCCTCCAAATAATATAGAGTGATGTATATGTTCCTTTCCTTTTCAGGAGAGCCGGGAGATTTTCAACCCACGCTCTCTGTGAAGGAACATCATCGAGCAAATTCGGGATTGTTACGTCAAACATATTTCCAATATAGTAGAGATAGTCACTATCAGTCTCCTTTGGATCCGAAAGTGTAAGGACGTTCTTGAGGCGGTTATAGATTTCCTGATATTGCTGGTCAAAAGAAACTTGGAGAAACTCCGTAAATCTGTCTGTCCTATTATTTTCAGGTAATGCGTCAACTACATAATCCTTCATACCGTAAAAAATAACATTGAAGAAGTTTTCGTTTGTATCGGGATATATCTTACCGAAATAGAGATATACCAAATTTGTATTGACAAAGTTTTCCCAATCCGTATTGTCATTTACAAAATCGTGGAATTGACAGTCCTTTCGGAAATAGATTTCCGAATCGGCATAATAATTCAACAAATCGTTCCAAGTGACTTGTGGTGCCCTATAATTGTCAACGGGCCCGTAGAACTTGAAAACATTTTCTTCCGGTGTTCCCCCCACCGGAACCCCCTTTATTCTCAAGTAACCATCATCTGTTTTCAAAAACAAATCGACACCGTAACCAAATCTTGCTATCATACCGGATGACGGCCCCTTCAAGTGAGCCTTCTTCGGATATTCTGTTCCATAAGGATCAATATTCTGAACAAACTGCTGAACTATAAAATATGGTGAATCGCAAAATCTGGCCATTACGTTTCCTCTGAAAATTCACAGTTACCCAGTAGTAATGCTGGGAACTGGTTATGACCGAGTTGTATTTTTCTCAATTTATTTTCGCCCGGATAAGTTGAGGCCTCTTCAATATAGTATGGGTATAGACCGCTAATATTCGGCTCATACACCGAATGGGTGTCACAATCAACATTTCTTACAATCAGATTTTGAATACCCTTTACCTGCGACCAAGTTTCCCCACTTGTTGATGTTTCAGCCGTATCCATAATATAATTTACAATGTCAATGTGAGAAATTATCTCATTGAAAGCTCTGTTCTTCGATTCAAAATAATATTGCAATTTACTTCTCACATCATTCATTACATCCGTATAAACATATGTCCTTTTTATCTTGATGCCCATATCGAAGGAGAAATACACAAGGTCTGGCAACTCATACAGTTCATAAGTAGTCAGTATTTTCCTTGGCTCAAGATAAGTGGAGATTTCCTCTTCCCAGCTCTGAGAATAAGCAGAAGGTACTATAATTTCGTCATTCGTACCACTTGACGAATAAGAAATTGTACTATCTCCCCATTCATCCGGTATCAAGGAAATGTGAACCCTGTTATATTCTTGAATGCTACCCGAAGGAGCGATTTCCTGTTCCCCCCAAACATGCGCAGCAATAACATCAGACCTCGCCTCAAGATGTGTAGTGTAGTCTCTCTTCGTCACATTCCTATACTGTGAATGAATTGCTCCGGTTGAAGCGCTCTTTATTTCAGCGATTGTTTCGGGGCCGGAGGATCCCGTTGTGGCCAATTCATTTATGGCAGTATATTCCGTCAATGGAACATCCAATCCGGTTGTCCTGTTTGTCATAAAAGTTGTTTCTGGTGATGTAATTGTTCCCCCGCCGGCAGCACTATTCAATCCTGCGCTCTTCAAAAGATAAACAACTATGTCATCCGTGAGATTTGGAACATTTCTGTTGGTAGAAAACTCAACAAGATATTTTTCATACTTGTCAAATCTGAACATATAAACAGTATCTATAGTTGATAATCCTGATAATTCGTCATAAAAATCAGAAATCCTTGTCCAGATTTCATCGTTGACTTGAACCTCGACAGACGGATGTTCCGTTTCATCAATATCATCATCATAATCATAATTTTCAAAAGGAAGATAGAGAATGTTGTCAATCAAATCCTCTCCGCGATATGAATATGTTCTTACGATGCCCTGTCTTATTGGAACCTTTTCTGTGAGAGTATATGGAAAGGTTGCTGAAGTGGGAATGGTATATGTGAAATCCGCAATGGTTGAAAATCTCAATATATCTCCATTTTCGTCCGTGAGATCTGGAGCGTCAATTTGTTTCCATCTCTGGATGTGGATTTCATCGCCAGGAGATATAGAAGCACTCGTAGTAATTGTAATTGTCAAATCTGTCTGGGCAGACCTATATCCCTGTGGATTGTACCCCCTCAATCTCGAAAGCATATGAACAGTTTCATATAAATCCGCCGTATCTATATATTGATTTTTTGCCACTTTATTTGTATAGTAAGTAGTAAGTGCGCCAAGATAGGCAATCAACTCTATGAGTAGAGTAATATTACTACCCTCATAATTATAATCAGCAAAGGTGGTTGTATTCTCAAGTAAATCGGCTATCCTTGCCTTTATAGTAGTAAAATCCATATTCAAATAATCTGGAATTAATGTATTTCCCATAATTATATCCTCTTCAAAACAAAAATTATTCTATCCACATCACGGTAACTTGATCCTCTTATCGAATATGTCACCGTTATGTTATATTGCATTCCCTCATAGTCCGCTTCTACATTAATGTTTATTATTTCAATTCTATCATCCCAACCGGCTAATTCCTGTAGTATTGTATTTCCAATATCTCTGGCCGTTATTTCATCTATTGGCTCGAAAAGAAATCTTTCAAGCTGTGCACCAAAAGTCGGTAGCATTCTTCTACTTCCTTTTTTTGTCCTCAAGATATTTCTCAAAGAGTTTTTAACGGCTTCATATTCTGTTACCCTTCTAACATCCCCATCGGCTTGGCGGGGCATTTCTATATCAAAGTCCGAATAAATGTCTGTAACTGTATATGTAAACTTTCCAGGCATTTTTTATTCACAATCGACATTGGGTGACCCGGCAACTATAGTTCCACTAAAAGTGCCGGAGAAAGAATCACCTATTCGTGCGATTGCCCTCCCATTAGCATTTGTTTTTGATGCACCAGAAACAATTGTTCCGTAATGCCCACAGTTCGCTCTCACTCTGTCACCCACTCTTGCCACACCTATACTATTCGCATTCACATCCGGAGAACACTCTACAATAACACCATTCTGATGCCCGTGATCTCCCGCGGAACAATGTCCTGTAACTGCATCTCCTAATCTACTTACTTTTGCCATATCAATTCAAGTTTATCGGGTTTCCAGTAATATTACAGGAGCCCGTGACATTTATATTACAATTCCCACTTACTGTTATTTGAAGATTACCACTAACGGTTGTTTGCTGATTTGACTGATATCCCTCAGTCACATTTCCCGTAACTGTTTCACTCTTGTCAGATTGAAAATTTTCTGTTACATCGCCCACAACTGTCTCATTCTTGTTACCGTTTATATTTATGGTTTCGTTCTCTTCTATAGTCTTGGTTCGATTTTTAACACCATATATTTCTATATTACCTTCGTTATCTATAATAAAATATGTGCCGGCATTATGATATATTCTAATTCTCTTATTATCCGGTGTAGAATCTACCTCTATTATATGCCCTCCGTGGACATGAAGAACAATATTGTGAGGATATTGTCCTAATCCCTTGTCATAATCTGGCCCTGTTTTATCCGGATAGGCACCGGCCGGGTCAACAAAGCCCCGTAAGGTATCTGCTGGTGGTGATGATGATCCGCCAGGCACAGTACCAAAATATCTCGGTTGTAGAATATTTCCGTTCTCAAAAAATACCATAACATGAGAACCTTGTAGTGGAACCCCCCATACGCCATAATTCGATATTGAGCCCTCAATCAATCCATATATGGGTTCTGCCCAAAGAAGCTCCTCGGTAGGAACCCCCTCAAGAACATCCTTGGTTTTCTGTGATGTATGAATACCAAATATCCTTACTCTACATCTT